ACTTGCATATCGTGTGGCTCTACTAAAGATACCTCCCAAATGGATGCAGGTCATTATGTGCCTGTCAAGAATAGTTCAGCTTTAAGATTTGATGAGTATAATGTAAACGGAGAATGCAAGGCTTGTAATGGGTTTGACCAATTCCACCTGATAGGATACCGAAAGAACCTAATAGATAAGATAGGCGAAAGAATGGTAATACAATTAGAAAGTCAGTCCAGACTAATAAAGAAATGGAGTAGAACAGAATTAAACGAAATAATCGAAACGTATGGCGAAACTAAATCCTAATGGCAAGGTCTCCTTTGGAGCAAGGAAAAAAGGAAAGGCTAAAAAGAACAATGGTCCTAAAGACAAACCTACTAAACCTTATAACAGACAAGGCAGATGCTAATTACCCAAATCAAATCTAATCCTAATAATCCTAGATTAATTAAGGATCATAAGTTTAAGCAACTTGTAAAGTCTATTCAGGACTTCCCACAAATGCTAGAACTTAGACCTATTGTCATAGATGAGAATAATATGGTTTTAGGAGGTAATATGAGGCTAAAGGCTTGTCTTGAAGCTGGGCTTACTGATGTTCCAGTAATACACGCAAACAATCTAAGTGAGGAGAAAAAGAAAGAGTTTATTGTAAAAGATAATGTAGGCTATGGCGAATGGGACTGGGATGACCTAGCAAATAATTGGGATGCCTTAGAACTAACCGAATGGGGTTTAGATATACCAAACTTTGATGCAGAGGTATTAGAGGCACAAGAAGATAACTTTGCAGCTCCAGATGGAGGTATTGAAACAGATATTGTCTTAGGAGATTTATTTGAAATAGGCGAACATAGATTGCTTTGTGGGGATAGTACGGATAGCGACCAAGTACTAAAATTAATGAACGGAGAAAATGCAGATATGATATTTACTGACCCACCTTACGGAATAAGTTATAAATCAAATAAACGAAAGGATGAATTTGAATATATTAAAAATGATGATGTAATTGATTGCTCATTTTTACCAATTATACCAATAAATAATAATTCAGCAATTTATGTTTGGACAAGATGGGATGTATATGGGAAGTGGATTGAATTAGTAGAACAAAGTTATAAAGTTACAAATTGCATAGTTTGGGTAAAACAAGCTGGTGGATTAGGAGATTTAGAATCATTTTGGAATCAACACGAATTTGCTATTTATGCAGTTAAAGGAAAAGTAAAATTGAGAGGAATAAGACAAGGTAATACTTGGGAAACGGGAGACCATAGAAGTAAAGATTATATACATCCAACACAAAAACCTATTGAATTAGCAGCAAGAGGAATTGAAGCTACCTCTGATATTGGTAATTTAATAGTAGATGTATTTTTAGGTTCAGGGTCAACAATGGTTGCTTCACACCAACTTAAACGCAAATGCTATGGTATGGAACTTGACCCAAAATATTGTCAAGGAATTATAGATAGGATGCGTAAACTAGACCCAACATTGCAAATCAAAAAGAACGGAGTAACTTTGCAATAATAGTGAAACAATAGTGAGATTATGGCTAACGAACAAAATTTAACCCCATTTAAGAAAGGGGAAGTTGCAAACCCTAATGGCAGACCTAAAGGGGTTCCCAATAGTAAAACTAGATTGCTAAGATTATTAGAATTGGTCCAAGTAAAGACAAATCCTATTACTGGCGAAAAAGAAGAATTTACTGTTGCCGAGCAATTAGACCTAATGGTATTGCAAAAGGCATTTAAAGGGGATTTAAAGGCTTATCAGGAGATACTTGATAGATTAGAGGGTAGAGCAAAGCAAACTAATGAGATAGAACTATCTGGAGGACTGCAAATAAATTGGGAGGAGAAGAAAACTTACGTTGAAAAAACAGGAAGCCTATAATGGAATTATCCATAAAACAAACAACTGCTTTAGACCTATTAGAAGATAAAACAACAAATGAGATTCTATTTGGAGGAGGAGCAGGAGGTGGTAAGACTGCTTTAGGTTGCTACTGGCAACTTAAACAAAGATTAAAATATCCCAATACAAGAGGACTAATTGGGAGAGCCGTGTTAAAAACCCTAAAAGAAACTACCTTAGTATCCTTCTTTCAGATAGCTAAAATGCAAGGTTTAGAAGCCAACAAGCATTTTAAATTCAATGCTCAATCTTCTACAATAGAATTTCCTAATGGTTCTACTATCCTACTCAAAGACCTTTACTCCTATCCTTCTGACCCTAACTTTGATGAATTAGGTTCACTTGAGATTACCGATGCTTTTATTGATGAGGCTAACCAAGTAGATGACAAGGCTAGAAACATTATCAAATCAAGGATAAGATTCCAACTAGATCAAAACGATTTAGTGCCTAAGATTCTTTACACTTGTAACCCAGCAAAGAACTGGACCTACTCGGAGTTCTACAAACCAGAACAAGAAGGCACAATATCTAAGAATAAAAAGTTTATTACTTCCTTGATAGATGATAACCCTTTTATCTCTAAGCACTACAAAGAGAACTTACTAACTTTGGATAGTGTATCAAAGGAGAGGCTTTTATTTGGTAACTGGGAATACTTAGATGACCCTGCACAACTTATAGACTATGATAAAATACTTGATTCTTTTACCAATACGTTTGTTCCTGTTGGTGATTCTTTTATTACTTGTGATGTGGCACGTTTTGGGAATGATAGCACTGTTATTGGTATATGGAGTGGCTTTCGTGTTAGGTTTTATCAATTCAATGGCAAATCAGTTGTTGAGGTCGCTGAACTTATAAAGAACTTTGCAACTGAGCATAAAGTACCTACATCTAACATTGTTTGCGATGAGGATGGAGTAGGAGGTGGAGTTGTAGATATTCTTAGGTGCAAAGGATTTGTCAATAATAGTTCTCCATTAGTAAACCCTGTAACAAGGCAAAAGGAAAACTTTGATAATCTAAAGTCTCAATGCTATTTTAAATTAGCAGATATGGTTAACAAAGCAGAACTTTACATTCAAGCTGATGGCAAACAAAAACAAACTATTATTCAAGAACTAGAGCAAGTGAAACAAAAGTCAGTTGATAACGATACAAAAAAAGGAGTAATTCCTAAAGATAAAGTTAAAGCAGCAATAGGTCGTTCTCCTGATTTTAGTGATTGTTTAGCTATGAGAATGTTCTTTGAATATTCACCAAGATTTCAAGTAAGTGTATTTTGATGTAAAAATCATAACTTTGTTTAAATTCTAATAATATGGCATTTTTCGACTTCTTAACTAAAAAGAAGATAAACACTCTATTACCTAATATTCCTTTTGATACAAGTGTGGCTATTCAACGTGGAATCGTTACTTGGCAAGGTGGTGATTCAAGAGCATTCGTAAGAGATGGATATATAGCTAATGATATAGTTTACTCAATTGTAAAATTAATTACTGATAAAGCAAAACTTGCTCCATTCCACGTTTATAAAGTTAAAGATGAAGTATCTGCAAAAAGATATAAGTCTTTGATGAAACAACCAGATAAGATTACTAACTGGCAAGAGGTAAACCAATTACATAAGAAAGCATTTGAGATATATACAGGAGATCAAAGATTAAATGACCTATTAAGATATCCTAATGAGGAAGATACTTGGGCAGATTTAGTTGAGCAATGGTGTGGATTTAAGTTAATAACTGGTAATTCATTTATATATGGAAAACTTATTGAAACAGGAAACAATCAAGGTAAGCCGTTTGAATTATTTGCTTTACCTGCTCAGTATATGGCTATTATTGCAAATATCGAAATGTTCCCACCAACCAGAGTGGGATATCAATTATACTATGGAGCAATGTGGTCCTTTGACCCTAAAGAAATATTACACGACAAATACTTTAATCCTGAGTGGACAGTTACAGGTGGACAATTGTACGGACAATCACCGCTTTTAGCAGCTGCTAGAACTTTAACTAGAAGTAACGAAGCTAAGACTGCTGCCGTTGCATCATTCCAAAATGGTGGACCAGCAGGGGTTTTATTTATGAACGATGAAAGATTCGACCCTACAAGTGGACAAGCACAAGCACAAGCACTTAAGAGAGCAGTAAGCGAGAAAGGTGGTGCAGCTAATTTTAACTCTATTGCAGTATCAGGTTACAAGGTAGACTGGAAACAAATAGGTTTAAGTCCAGTAGAACTTAATATCATTGAATCAGAGAAATGGGATATGAAGGCACTTTGTAATATTTATGGAGTACCATCTCAACTATTAAACGATGCTGATAACAAGACTTACAATAACCAAATAGAGGGAGAGAAGGCATTAACTTTACGTTGTGCTATTCCTTTGTTAGATGCATTGACTGATAACTTAAATAGAAAATTACATACTGACTGGGGTTATAGAAATAGTGGATTGTATGTAGGTTATGATATTCAAGTCTATCAAGAATTAGAGGCTAATAAGACAGAGCAAGTTGCTTGGTTAAATACTGCTTGGTGGATTGCTCCAGCACAAAAGAATGAGATTATGGGCATTAAAACTCCTGACTATATTCCACAAGAGGAGATGGAGAAACTTTATATTCCTTCATCATTGCAACCTACTGACCAATTTCAACCCTTGAATATTCCTGACAACCTAAACCTATAAAATGATTTGGCAAGATTATAGAAAACTATATGCCAACGCATTAAAACAATATTCGCCTAAGTTCAAGAAAGAACTGCAAAATCAGGTGAATACCTATTGCCGTACGCAAGACTATAACGCAATTAGCGATAAAGCCCTTAAAAAGACCATTTACAAGCTCCATTTGGCAATGGGTACTAAAATGGCTCTAATAAGCGAAAGTGCCGTTAAAAAGTCTGTTAAGGGGGTTTATGTGCCTTTTGAGTTTAAATCACAAAAGACCGATGCTTACCAATATGCTATTATCCAAGTCTTACAAAATGATGGATTAGATAAATTAGCCTCTGATATTACCGATACAACCAAAGAACAAATTAGAAGATTCTTGATTGAGGCTGCTCAAAAGAACTACAGTTTAACGGAGACAATTGCCTTACTTAGAACTGCTGGAATAACTGATTATAGAGCCGAACTTATTGCTAGAACGGAAACAGGCAGAGCAGCTAACATAGGTTCAATGGTAGGAGCAACAAGTACTGGACTTGTAACTATTAAAGAATGGATTGCAGCTAGAGACAACAGAACAAGGAGAGAGCCAAGAGACCATACAGACCATTTAATTATGGATGGAACTAAACTACCTATGGAGAAACAATTTCACGTTCCTAATAATCAAGTAGGATTAGGTTATGAACTAATGGACCATCCTTGCGATTCTAAAGCAAGTGCTGCAAATGTTTGTAATTGCAGATGTACTTTAGGATATGAGGCAGTAAGAGGTGCAAATGGTAAACTTTTGACCTTAGCAGACAATCCTCCAATTGGTAGAATTGCAGTTATTTGGAATGCCTTGCAAAATGTAATGGGTCAAGCAATAGGAAAACTTATAGCATCATTAATACAATAATAAAAAAAATAATAACTTTGTCAATATGAAAACATACGCATCAAAAGATACTATTGTTGAAAAACAAGATATCGGTTACGAAGTAATGGATGTTGATACCGAAACTCGTAGAGTTAAAGCAGTTTGGGCAAGAACAGGAAACATTGATTTAGATAATGACATTATAGTTCCTGAAGCCTTTACTAAGACTCTAAAGGAAAGAGGTCCAGCAGGTAAAAACTTAATATGGTCTTTAGTTGACCATTGTGCTGAAATGGA